AGGTGCTGCCGCTGTTTCAGTGGCCTGTGGTGTTGGCGCTGGCTTTGGTGCTGCTACAGGAGTGTCAGACGTTGGAGAGGAACCTGCTGGAGCATCAACACCATATGGACGATAATACTGTCCAAAACGCTCAACATCATAAGCCTCGCCATCAACTGATGCTTCAAACATCTCCTTGATAGCGTTTAGTTCTACCTCGCTAGGACGCTTGGGTAGGAAGTCGTTTAGGTTATGCAAGCCAAAGGAATCAATAGCTGCCTTTTGTGCCTCTGTTAGTGCAGTCTCCTTACGAGCCCACTTACTTGTAGAATAGTCAGCGTACTGTCCCTTGGTTGTCTTTGTGATGCGGAAATCAAGTCCTGCATCATAGTCTGTTGGAAGTTCCTGGATATCAGGATCCATCAGTGCGTCTTTAACAAGATTAAAGATACTTGGACTAATTACAAACCTACGAATTGGATTCTCAGGCTCAACATCCTCTGCGAGAGGATTTTCTGTTACGAAGCCCTGGAAAATGTAACTGCGCTTCTTCCAGTACTTGCGACCCATATCTTCAAGGCTCTTGTCCTTAAACCAACCACGAACCTCTGATAGGACCGGACAAGTTTCATTCCACATTTCCACACAGGGAACCTGTACCTGTACTGGCTTGGAATTCATGTCTCCTTTAACTCCCGCAAAGGGTAGTTTAATCATAAGGCGCTCTGCCCAAAAGAAGGTATTGTCTGGATTGCCATCAGGAAGGAATCGCACAACTGATGTGCTGCCTTCTGGGATATTCCAATGTGGATAAATTGCGTTGTCGCCGCCGCCTGCACGTTCTGAACGTGTTTCTTGTGCTTTTAGTTTTGCACGGATTTCTGCTAATGATGCCATAATGCCTGTTCTCCTTTGCCTATGTTTTAGCCTTAAATGTTGCCTAAGACACATACCATGTTGCTTAACAACTTCTATAGTATATGACAAAGTATTTATCTTGTCAACATAAAACTTTTAATTTTTTTGAAGTAGGGATTGTAGTCTTCACCATACAGGTTCTTAACCATATCCAACTTAGTCATATAATTAACAAACTGATTATGATGGTCACTGTTAAAATCTTCAGTAAGTAACTTGTTTATTGTTGCCTCAAGTACTGCTTGAGTATTTTGTTTTTGATGTAAAACAATTTTGCTGGTGTTAATAATATCAATAGTTTCTCGCAAATCTTTTACAATAGGATCAACTAAAGTTTTTGGTACAACGTTCAAATCTAAATGTGTTTCTGATGCTGTTCCAAAACTGACAATTTCAGGCCAATCCCGTGCCAGCCATTTTAATAGTTCCCCTATAAAAGGAATACTATATACACTAACAGTAATATTTACTCTTGTGTTAATATGCGGTGTAGCAAGCAATTTCTTATAGTTTGATCTAACTGTTTCCCATTCTGCACCAGGGCGTATATATTCTGCCACTTTTCCCATTGCATCTAAACTTACAACGATCGTTAGCTTGCCTTTGTAATTGTTTACAAAATCCCAATCAATCATACTACCATTTGTGAATAAAGTAAGTTCTGCATCTATTTTTTTATCTTCTAGCCATTCCAAAAATTTAGAACAGTTCTTATCATAAAAAGGCTCTCCACCTAGTAATACAATATTACGCAATCTATGAGCGATTGGATCTAAAAATCTATAATCAGTGTAACGTTTGCTCACAATGTCATTAGAACCAAAGGCCTGTTTATGATAACTACTTACTCTACTACTGGCCGTTGGCCAACATGTCTGACATGCAAAATTACAAGTATTCCCAGGCCTAATTTCTAGAGTAATATCATCTTTTGTATAATGATCATATGCTCTTTCACCATTAAGGCGCATACTATCACCTCTGCCTTGTGCTTCTATATTTTTACATTGGACACAACGTTCAGGAAACTTCCCTGAATCAAGTTCTAACTGCATATCTTTTACTATCGCACTATCAAACCAGGTAGTAAGGTCTGTATTCTCTATAGTATGCTCCCAGTCTTTACGGCCAAATATACAACAAGGTTTAACAAGATGGTCATAACTAAGTGCCAAACCATTACTTAAAAATTTACAATTCATAACACGCCCTTTGGGTTGTTATTCTTCGAAGGACTAATTTTATCTAGTTTACATGGATCTAGTTTTTTTATAAGTTCTCGATTTATCATACCAGTTCTTGCTTGGTTAATCAATAGTTCTTTACTACTTGTTAGCACCAACGAAAGTATATCAATGTCTTTAAATGGTGTAAACGTTAAAGTTTTGTCAATATGCCAATGTTGAAAGTCATTTACATTCCTGTTAAGTATATAATCTTCTATATCATTTATTTTTGGATAGATAGAATCTATCTCCTCCATAATTTTTTTATAATTTTTAATCATAAGATAATAGTAATGATAATCTTCAGGTTGTAAAATATCTTCAAATATTAAATCATATTGTTTCAATGCAAGTCCCAATGTCAGCGGACCGCGAAGAAAATTCTCATCACCATTTCCCCCTGTTACTAATACACAGCTCTCATCCCATAAATGTACTTGGGTATATCCCCAATGTTTTTTTATTGGATGGCTATTATTTTTCCAGAATGGAGTAAATTTAATATATTCATAGTCAACTAATTCATAATCCTTTGTAAAATAATCCAAGTATGCCCAAGCAGTTGTAGTATCTATTCCGCCACTCAAAAACATTTTTAATGGCTTTGTATTGTGTGTAAGGAACTGTTCATAAGTTTCACAAATAGTATTATGCAAACTATCTACTAATTCAGTATCTGTTAACTGTTGTGTATTTTTATTGTATGCTGTAAAGAAAGATTGACTATATTTTAATTTGTTGTTTACCGTAATAACACGATCTACCCAATGTTGTTCTCCATGTTCAAAAAGATTTGTAACATATTCATCACCTGCCCAAAGAGGAAATCCTCTATTTGTGTCATGTAAAATTTTCACATGTTCACTATCTGCAACAAATGCACAGAAGTTTCCTTTGTATGCAGGAATATCTTGTACAATAAGATTGTCAATAATATCACTTAAATTGTACTGATTAGTGTAACCTTTGATTACAACTGTATGACTAGCTGTTGTGTATAATTCCCAACCGTCATCTGTGTTTAGTACAAGTCCATTGGGCAAAGTATAATGGTAAGGGAAATTATCCAATCGGCTAGTCGATAGGTTAAAAAACATATGTGTTTTTCCTTTGAATTTTTATTGATTATAGCACTGTTTGATATTTATGTCAAAAAAAGCAGTGCCGTAGCACTGCTTTCCTCCCTATAAATTGGTTTACTTTGAGCCTCGTTCGATGTCCTGTAGTTTACGCATTTCTCTTGCTACGATACTTCTTGGTGTCAACAACAGAAAAGGCCCTCAAGGGCCTTTTCCTTTTTTAATAATTTGAATATTTTATTTCTTTAAACTATCTAAATACTTGCCAATCTCGTCTCTTAGATTCTTTTGATATCCTTGTTCACCTTCTTTGATACCAAAGTTACTACGTGCGCTTGACCCTATGCCTGCTGCCTTCTTTAACCAATCTAGACTTTCGTCATATTCAGCGGGCCTATCCATTTCTTCTGCTCTCATACTTTTTAGTTGCTGTTTGCTTACTAGACCTGGAAATGCTGCCATAATGTCTTCGTCGCTTTCGCCATCGTCAATCATCTGTGTAATCTCTTGATGTACGTCTGACATACGTCCTTCCGCCATTACCCAGTGAGCTCCGTGCTCATCATTACAGTCATGTGGGCAATCGCAATTAGGATCAGGACGATGCATGTGGCAACCGCAATCCTTGCATACCATGCCGTTTGCTTCTGTTACTGCTGTCTCTTCTGTTTTCTTTTTCTTAGCATCTTTTGCTGCCTGCTTCATGGATTCTTCTTTATCGCCATCTTTGTCTAAATCCATGTAGTCTGGCTTTGCTGCCTCTGTGATGCCTAGTTGATCAATAACTATCTCTGCGATTTCCTCTACGTTAGCCTTGTGCATGTCATCGCCGTCGCCCATCTGCACATATTCTTCTACTGCTTTGTAAACGTCATCCATTGTAAGGTTTTCTTCGCCGCCAATACTAGCAATAACCTGTTCGGCTGCTTCTTGACTGTCTACAAAACCTTCTTCAATGCTGTCCATCTTCTTCTCATACGAGCTAAATGGATCTGTTGCAACACGCTCCTGTGTTTGTTCTTTACTTTCCTTGTTTCCCTTGACTGCTGCTAGATATAGCTTTGCTAGCTCAATAGCTTTCATATACTGATCTTTAAATCCAGGATCATCCATACGTTTGCCAAATGTTGTTCCGATGCTTGAAACTTGTTGTGCCATATCTGCAGCAAATACACTAGTCTCATCATCCTTAGCACGGCCTGCGATATCACGTAATACTGCTACTAGTGGACCAATTTTATCAGCCTTTGTAAACTGCATAGCCTTTAATACGTTTTCACCAGGAACCATATCCAAGCTGGTAGGAACATTGTATTCTCTTTCCCCGCCCTCTGCACGGTCACCTGTGCCTATATTAATCTCACCATAGCCGGGTTCCTTAACATCGCTGCCATACTTTGCCTCTAGATCGTCTTCATCCTGAGACCAGCTTCCAATCTCTTTGCCATTCTTTATTGCAACAGAAGATTTTACATCGCCCTGTACTTCCGCGCCGGCGCTCTTTGCCATACGCATCCATTTACCGTAGTCGAAAACGGCGCCTTCTTTTTTCTCTGATATTTTCATTGCTTTTCCCACTGCCTTAAGGCTATCTTCAAGTCTGTCATCAAATACACTACGAGTTAGCTTTGCTTTTAAATCTGTAATGTCGTTCTCATCTACTTCGATTTCGTCAGCTTGCCAGTTTTCAAAATAATTAGCGTATCCACGTTGCCGTGTCATGCTCACTAGTGTATTTTTTAACCCATAGTAACGGTCAGTTGCACGATCGATTACTTCTTGAGCATCCTCATTTACATAATCATCCTTGCGAACTGCTCTTACGAAACCACGGAGATCACTCATCTCTTTCATGATTTCTAAAATGTGTGCACCACGCTCGTCGTTTGGATACCCCTCATTTGCAACATGCCTCGCCATGGCTCTTGCTGCTGGTAGATAGTTATTTGGAAAGCGGAAACGTTCTCCTTGGTCGTTTTCAATGTAGATAGCACGGATATTTCTACTGCGAGCACCGTGTTTCTCTTCATCAACTGTCTTATGATGCTGAACAATTAGTTTGGCACCATTGAGATCCTGATAACTTTTTTGTTTGCTACCGTAGAGTTTGCTTTCCATAGTCAATTCTTCCTCAGTTTTGTTTCTGTTGCGGATGAAATCAAAATCTCGCTTATCAAGACGTTTCCTGTCAATGTTTAATGCCTCATAGTTAAGCATGTTACGATGGGCAAACTTACTCATATCCTTGAGGAAACTATACCAACCATCCTTGTCGCCGGCTTCGCTAATCATATCCTTGTTAAAGTATAGCTTTAGATAGCCTGTATCATATAGGCTAATAACGACATCACCAAAATCATGTCCGTTTTCTCTATACTTAAATTCAAAGAAGTAAGCATCCTGTGGGCGTGTGGTAACTTTTCCATCCTTATCGCCTAAAACGAGTGAGGGGAATCTTGATCTTATTTTGTCAAAAAGTTCTTCCGCTACTAAATCCATACTGTATTTATACTTTCACACTATTACAAAGGGCATGGGTTGCATGTCATAATCATTACTGTCTCTAATCTGACTGTCTAGTTCAGGCACATAGTTTTTAAGTTCATTTGCCATACGCACTGCTAATATTGTACTCATCACAAGATCGTCTGTTTGGCCTACTTTAGCAGCATAGCTACCTCCGTTAGCAATAAAGTTCTTTAGTTCACTTATGAGCATTTTACTATTAATTTTAATTTTCTCTGTTTCTACCAGCGTTTTTAACTTAGCACAGGTAGACAGTTTTGATCGTTGTGTTGTATTAAAGCCTCTACGGAATGATCTAACATTTCCAGCACGTCTGGGCTCACTTAAGAATGTACCTGGGATATTTTCTTCCCCAACATCAGCTATGCTTATTAACGCCGCCTCTCCAATAGTATTATTCTCTACACTATAATATATGTTTTGGCTACCCACATACTCCTCAAGATACTTACAAATGTCGTATAAAAGCTTAATCTGCTGCGGTATTGGTGTTTTGTTATGACACCATTCTCCCACTTGTATCATGCTGGGAACTTCATATATTTGTATTGCTGCTGGATCACCACCAGTGCCTAAACTAGGATCTAGGGCAACTATGTATGTGGACTTTGGATCTATGCTCTTATACCAGCGGATTGTGCCTTGTTTAAAAACAGGATCACTGCCTTGCATGCTTGACAAGAATATGCTGTCAATAAGTGTCTCGTCATTAATAATGAACTCACATTCATGTTCCCGGCGGAAACGCTCTTCTCCTATGCGTCCTAGTTCCTCAGCTTTCCATTGCTCATCTCTGTCAGGATGGTCCTGCCAATAAGCACGGTAAGCTTTAAACCCATTTATGCCTAGCTCTGTTTCGTTACCATACTTATCAAAGCATTTGTTTGCCATGCGCCATAGATCAGCAAACTGATCTTCATCGCTGTTAGGGGTACTTGTAATAATAGCCTGACCACCAGTTGCTAGCGTTGGTGAAATACTGGTCCAGAATTCTCTAGCAATAGTTGGTCTTACGAACGCAAACTCGTCTGCGTATAGTAATGAAATACTCAAACCGCGTCCAGTATTTTCAGTTGTTGCTTGTGCTATAATGCGTGAGCCATTTTCAAACTCTATGCTACCTTTGTTATAACTGGTAACACCTGCCCTAATGTGATCTGGACATAGTTCGTAGGCATAGCGTATACGTTGCATAATCTCTTGGGCACCGCTATACTTGTGCGCTGCAATAAGAATAATGCTGTCAGGTACAAACATTCCTCGCCATAACAAATAACCAGCCGCTGTGGTCGTTTTACCAGTTTGCCTGGGCAACATATTAATATTAAATCTGTAATTATGATAGGTTTCTAATAGTTTTACCTGATACTCATAAGGCTGATATAATAACTGTCCTTTAGTAGGATGTTGTATAAAAAAATAGTTATCCATAAAGTAATAGATACCAGTATTAGGATCAGCGCAGGCGGCGAAGTCCTGCAACTCTTCGCGGGTAAAGAGTTGTTGCTTGTGTGCTTTCTTTATTAATACTCCGTCTAAACTACGATTCATATCTAACTTTCAGGATTGGATACTTGGGTTTATTAGTACACAATGTTATAAAATCTGCTACAAAATCAAAATTTTTGGAAAGCATAGAAAACACTAAATTGTTTTTTTTATAACTAGCGATATAATAACTACTAGATCCTATTTCTTTATAATATCCTTTATTTAATCCATATCTCTTACCATAGCCAGGAAAAACTCCGCTAAGGAACAAACATGTATCTCCTAATTCTTTGGCTTCCGTACTACTCTTATGTTGTAACTTATAATATGCTTCACTAAAAGATCGTTCAGGCAGGAAGTCAGGCTTATCGATGAAACTACTTAATAGAGCACTTACATAAACTGTAACATCTTCTGGCAACTCGTATCCTGTCTTTGTCTGTGTGTTAAGAACTATCTCGTTCATAGGGACAAAATATTCATCACGCATAATAGCCTCCTATATATATGTACTTATCACAAAAAAGAGGGCGACAAATATGCCGCCCTCTCTAATAGAGTCTAGATATCTAAACTATTACTTACTTTTGTAGATGTGGTATAACACCCAAACAGCAACTAGACCTACTAGGCCTTCTGCTGATAGTCCTTTGATAATGCCTGTAACATTCTCAATGACACTGATGTCTGACCAAAAAGGTACTGCGCCTTTGAATAACACTTCTAGCACAATACCTAGTGCGATTAGGCTAACACCAACTTCTGTTAGTGAACCTGCCCAACCTTTTACTTTTTTAAGAGCGTCCATTGTACTCTCCTCCTTAAGTTAAGGACATTTAGTCCTTTTTAATAATAGTCCAGATACCATAGGCTAAACCAGCCCATGCTACCCATTTAATGATTGGACTAGCAATTAGAGCGAGTACGCTGACTGCAATTACTACGCCGCCGTCCCATGAGGTACGTTCAGCGATACGGTCTTTTACCCAATTTACAATTTTCATAGTTATATCTCCTTAGGTATCTGTTTTGGCAAGGACTATTACGCCGCATGCCAATCGATCCCCAGCATTACCGGTTTTGAGGCTTTCTTCATCTCCGCCTTGACCTAGGTCATCTTCATCAGCGTGTATTACTGCTGCACGCCCTACGATGCTACGATCACCTGTTAGATCAACACGTTTTGAAACAATACTAAAGTTGGCGATTCCTTGATCGTTTGCTTTAATATTGCCTAAGTCCCCCACATGGCCCTGCTCCAGATCTCCATGATCTATACCGTCAGGATTGTAGTGAGCACCAGCAGATTCACAACCTTTGCTCAGGTCTCCATACTCGTGTATGTGAAACCCATGCTTGCCAGGTTGTAATCCGGTGATTGTTCCCTTTATTAAGGTAGGACTGTTACCACGCTGCATAAACAGAATGGTGCCTGTCACTGTGTCTGAGTGTTCAAGATTGCAGACAGCAATTATATCTTGTTCTGCTTCTTGTAAACTTTTAAGATTCTCACAATAGCATTTAGCTGCCCTTGTTCGGGGGCAGCTATTTGAAATGCTCTCTAAACGAGATTTTATTTGTTGGATATCCAAGAATTACTTCTCTTCTGTAACGAATTCCTGATACTTCTTGTAAAAACTCTCGAAGCTCAGTGTATCCTCTTTCACTTTAAGTGCGCTAACAGCCATGGCATTATCGCCACCTGCTGCTGTAGGATACATTCCCTTGGGACCATTCAAGCCACCACTTAAACCAACTAGTTGATCTTCTGCGTCCATATATTCTTCTTCAGGATCGTTTTCGTATTCGTCAATTTTTGCTTCGTAGTCTTCGTAACCTGCTAGACGCATTAGTTCACTGAGTGCAGAAACAGGAACTTCTACAGTCTCCTCAACTTCTGCTTCATCAAGTTCATCTTCTGCTTTTTTCATTTTTCCAATATATGCAGCAGAGGATTTATCTTTATTCAAACCTTTTGTCTTAACTTTATCCATACCTTTTTTCTTCATAGCGCCAGGAATTCTTTTAGTTCCAAACGTCATCTCTGCTTCATCAATGGCTTCTTCTTCAACTTCTTTGACACCGGATCCGTGTGCGTTCATTTCAATCCACTGCATTAGAGGATATAGTGTGTTTACAATTTCGTTACCAAAACGTGCATCTTTGCCTGAACCTGTTTGACGCTCCATGCCTTTTGCTTTTTTGAGTAGTTCAATCACAGGACCTTCTACTTTTTTATAGTTTGGTTCATATTTGTCTAGGTTATTTTCAACCCAACTAATTACATCATATACATCGTTAGCATACTTGTTAGCTAGATTACCTTCGTATTCGCCTTGGCCTCTTTCAATGCTCTTACCAATTTTACGTAGTTCGCCCAATGTGTCAATTGCATCTTTAGATGTGTTAATATATGCTTCTTCTAGATCATCTTCTTCGTCAAGCTCTAGGCTTTCCGCAATGATGTTGTTCTGGCTAAGTCCCATTACACCGCTGCGACCTGCTAGTTTAAGCATGTCAGCTAGGCTGGTGTCTTCTTCTACATCTTCATGCACTTCTTCAACTGCGTCTTCTTCTTCAGCAACTTCTGCTTCGTCAATTACTTCGTCTGCTGCTGCTTCAACGAATTCTTCAGCAATGCTTTCTTCGAGCATTGCTTCGATTCGATTAAAGAGTTTATAAACACCCAGGTCTAATCCTAACTCTTTAAGATTGCCCATGTATTCATATGATCGACGCTCAAAACCATCAATTGATTTTTCAGCAATTGCATTATCAACTTCTTTACGGAGGTTATCTAAGAAACTAACTAATTCGTGTTGATGCTGCGGCACGCCGCCAACAAGAGTGTCCTTGCCTTTTAACTGGGGAAACTTTTCTTTTGCATCTGTTACAATTTTTATCATCAACTCCGCAGTCTTGTTTCCTGCGACCTGAGCAAGTTTTTGCGCTGATAATTTTATATCGTCGCTTACATTTTCGTGAATCTTGCCGCGCACCTCGTCAAACTTATGTATAGCTGCGGCGTTGATACCACGCTGAACATCTTCGCTCTCGTAACCGCTTTCAACGATCTCTTTAAGTTTGGTCATTACGTCAGTCATGTACATAGTTTTATTCCTTTGCAAACTCATACTTACGAGTTTCTAAATCTTTCAACATATTCTCGTTGTATTTGTCGCCAAAATGATCCTCAACTTTTACGCTGTCTGCATCTTTGTATTCGGCATCTTCGAGCTTGGTAACATACTCGTCGCCTTGCTCTTTAATGGCCTCTTCACGGGCAATCTCTTCTGGATGATTTTTATTAATAACAACTAAATGACTTGCTGGAATACCAACTACCTCACTTAAATAGGTATAAATCTCGTTGGCACTTACTGGATAACTTAACTTAGCATCCATAATGTTAACTTCTGTGTTGCTAAGTGTCTGGAAATCCATGGGATGCTCTTGAATAGGTGTGCGCTTGGGCTTGCTTAGGCTTTTTAGTTCCCACTTCTCAAGTGCTGTTTCCATCTTATCAAGCATATCACTATCACACTCACATGCTATCTTAATACGGAAATCGTATTCTTGTTCGCTTTCAATTAAAAACTGTTTAAAACTTTTCATAGTTGTATTCATCCTATGTTCTATTTATGCTTTTTTGCCTAGAATTTCTGCTAAAAGGGTATTGCGGTCTACTACAAAGCCTTCAGCATCTTCAGTTTCACCCAAGCCTTGATCTTGTTTCTTTTCCATAATGTCCAATCTACGTTTCTTTAACTGTAGATCTATCATGCGCAACTTTTTATCAATTTTAGAATTTTTGGCTGTAATTACATGTCCTAGCATTTGACCAGCAGTTTCAAATATCTTACCACTAAACCTGCTGTCTACATTCATGGCTAGATCCATTAGATCCTCAAATGCTTTTTTAGCGGAATCAGCTACTTCATCCATCTCAGTATCGTTAGCTTCCAAGTCAGTAACAAGCGGCAGTGCTGCATCAATCTTATCTACTGTCTCTAGGTTTTTCTCTAGCTGTACTACTTGATCTTGTTCAAGTAGCGCAAGCTCTGCTTGAGGAGTTTCATCAGCTGGAGAAAGATCAAATAAAGATTCTAGTTTTTTTGTCATAGTGATACTTATCGCCTCTTACCTTGATGGAAAAGATCTCCCTCAGTTACTATCCTAAATTGTACACCTTTGAGTCTGCACCATTTAGCCGCGGCCTCCCATTTTGCATGGTTAATTGCAATAGCAAGTTTGTCACGTTGACTTGTGCGTTCTGTTAATCGTGTTTGACTACTGGGCTTTACTTCAATAAGTTCAGCATGCTTTTTGCCTTTTTTATCCATATACATGATAAAAAAATCAGGTACATATATACTCTGTCTGCCAGTAAGCGGATTTCTATAGGGTATCTGTATTGCTTCACTTGCCCAACTGATTACACTAGGATGATTATCACAGAATCGCATAAAACTGTGTTCCCAACTACTTCTGTATCTGGGTTTTTTATTGCCAGCATACTTGTCAGGATTTAGTACTTCGTATAATCCGTTGGCCCATTTATTCATTACAGTACCGTTTGCCTACTGATGTTTTCGCTTGGCTGTAACTGTTGTAAGTAACCTAGCAAACTAGATCCTCTTCTGCTCATGTTTAAAAACATGGGTATACTTTGTTTAAAACTACTATTAGTAAAGTTTTGTACAATTTCTATAACAGGCATGTTTAAATCATTTGCTGTAATAATTACTGCTGCTGTTAAAGCGGCAGTTGCCTGAGTATTGCCTGTTCTTTCCATAAAATAACTTTTAACGTAATCGTATTCATTATCAGTCACTTTTGGACTAATTTTGTAATAGTTTGTAAAGTAGTCATTAATTTTTACATCAACGTCATCTTCAAAAGTTCCTGCTGGCAAATTTGTTGTTTGATTATCCATCTTATTACCTACTAGTTTTATGTATCTGTAGTTGTAACAACTGATATTGTTCCGTCAGGATTTGTTACTCTTCTAGTTGTAGTACTTCCCCCACCTGAGGTAGTATTTACAGTTCTTGAATTTGTCTCAAGTTGGACTCGTGTAATTAAATTTGATCTTTCTCGCTCAAGTGCCTGAGTATTTCCTGTACTGTTATTAATTTGACTTGATAATCTAGTAATCCTGTTGTTCAAACCATTTACTATATCTTGGTTGGTATTAACAGGCAGTGAGGGACTACGAATAATTTGGACATCACTTAATTTTTGTATATTTGCCACAGTTTGCTTCTTAACCGGCGTCACAGAACTATTCCCTACAGGAATATCTGATTCATCAAAGTCCTCTCCAAAAAACTGTGCATTAAAAACACTTGAACCATTACTAAAGACCTTGTTTGGGTCGCCGGCTGGTGCCTGTCTCGAACCTGTACCAAATATATTCGATATACCACCTGTAAAATTACTAGGAATGAGTGGTGTGACTATGCCAGTTAAAGGATTTTTTCCGCGGATGACTTCACCGGCTGCTCGTTGTAGGTCTTTAAATACAACATCTTTAAGATTTGCACCTTTGGTGTTGTTAAAAATGATTGCACCTTTTGTTATAGCACCTAAAATATTACCACTAGCTAAATCCTTGCCAACTACATTGGCTGCATCAATTAACCCGCCGCCAAAGAAAACACTATTACTCGGACCTCTACCAAATATACCAATAGGACTTGGCGTGTTGTCATAATGCACATCTCCAAACCCACGTGGATTAATGTTGTTTACAAATCCTGTAGCATACTTTACTGTTTCATAGCTAAGAACCATAGTATGTTCGAGAAATGCGCCTTCTGCGTATGCGTGTTCACCGTGATTAAAACTGGTAATGATAGGGTTTACAAGAGTATATTCGGCAAACCTTTTCTGGAACATACTATAGATTCTTATATCACTAAAAAATCTAGGTTTACCTATCTGATAACCATGACCTTTAGCTTGATATTTTTCATATCTGTCATCTGTAGAGTAGTTACCTTTTCCTAACTCGTATGTTGAATCAGGATAATAAAAGCTCATATACTTGTACCATAAACCTCTGATTAGATCTTTTTGATCATCATGAAAGGTTATATTAACAGGATTATATGTTATTCTATGCTGGCTTTGTACACTTCTGTTATATTGGTTGTGAGTTTCAATATCAATGCTATATGTAGGCAACTGAGCACTCTTAACTAAAAGTGGTACTTCTAGTTTTTGAATGTTTGTAATACTTCTAGCTATATCTGGCGTAAAGTTAAAAACTACATGGAATAGGTTACTTTGTCTAGGCTGTAACTCATAGTTATTGTCAACAAAAGTGCGGGACGCATGGGTATAGTCCCGCACATTGTCGCCTCTTTCCATGGCTTTTAAAACACTATTAACGAGGCTCACGGATTTCTCCTATTAGCCGGTTACTACTGAACCCAGTGTCCTTGCTACTGTTGCACCTACGCCTGAACCTAGTGGTGTCTGTACAGCATTATCAAATCTAATTGAAAGTCCAATTGTTGCTGGTTCTGCTGAAGCGTAGTTCATATCATTGTAGTTAGCATTGGCAATGAAGCAACCATAAAGTTCCCATGTTTCAAGTACGTTTGGTGAGCTTGCGCCATTGCCACCATCTAGTGTCTCAACGCGAGTAATAAACTTATAATCAATACCTGCGCTGGCACCAGCTTGTTCCATAAAGTCGAACTGCTTCTGGATCTGCTCGCCTACTAACTTTGAAACGCTGCCGTTAACGTCGTCGCGGAAGTTAACAGTCATTGGTTCCCAACTATGCTTACCGGCAAGGTAAACACGGCTATTATAAATTGGAACTTCCATTTCTTCGAATGTTACACTTGGGCGTGTAATATCAATAACCTGCTTTGTAAGTTCTGTGCGAGGAGTTGATACGCCAAAGTTCTCAAACATCACTCTAAAGCGATACTTGAGCTTGGGCATTAGCAAGCCCTGAGCATTTGCTGACTGATCACTATCTAGTGGTACAGTAAATTTTGTTAAGGATGAAACTGACATATAATCAACTCCTGTTAAATCTCTTTATATAGATATTTATCTGCTTAGTGACGAAAAAAATGGGGGGTATTTTACATACCCCCCACTTTTTCTTTGCTTCTAGGGCTATTAAACAGCGTTTGCTGCTGCTACGTTGCCGCTGGCAATCTCGCCTGTGTTCTTGAGGCGGATTGGAATGTAAATAAATTCCGCTGCCTTAACTGGCTCAATAGCAATATCAACATATAGCTCGTTACGATCAATTCTATCATTTGTGTTGTTAGATTCATCACAAACTACTAGGTAATCGAAAATACCACGCTTTGCAACAAGATCGTTCATTGTCTGCTCAATCTGTTGCTTGAGTTCGTCGCGTGTGATCTTATCATTTGGCTCAAACACATAGCTTATAGCAATCTGCTGCATTTGCTTGCGTAGGTAACCAACTAGTCTTGATACGTTAATGCGATCGAGAGCACTTGCACCGCTTACACGAGTCTTGTTGCCGTAGTTCATTACACCACTGCCAGTAAAGAATGTGATTGGGTTAACGTTATTGGCATAAAGTGTATCTCTCAGACTCTCTCTAACGTTGTCTACAATGAACTCGCCAGTTGCGCTATTAATGTAACCAATTGAGTTGACATTATCAACTAGACCACGGCGTGTGCCAGCTGGCGCAAACCATGGATAGCTTTGATCGTCGCTTCTAGCGATTACTCTTAGCATTGCGTGGCTTGATGGAACAGCAATTGTGTCACCACCTAGGTCGGTTGTTAGTCCAGCTGGATAGAACACGGCTAGGTATGGATCAGAAGTTACAAGTCCATCATCACCGTTGTCTGCTGCACCAGCACTATTGGTACTCCATGTCTGAACCGCAGTACTACTACTTGTCAATCTCATCGGAGAGTCGCCTACAACAAATGCTGTATTTCTACGATCGTTGTTTAGGTTTACCATATTTGCAATAAGCTCTGGATATCCAGGAGCAGCAATAATGTTAAAGTCTCTGTTATCTTCACGCAATTCCACACTAGTGTCAATTGCTGACTTCATTT